TTTTTTTTTAAAAAAAAATAGAAAAACACTCTTTAACGAAAGAGAATCAATCTAAAAGAAAGCGAAATCCATTTCCTGTGGGTTTCGTAGGCCAAAGATGTTGTTTATCAGATTCTGTTCTTCTTCTGAGATCGTAGTTCTGTAAGTACGTTCTCTCGAAGGAGGGGAATTCCTGAGTAGACATTGGCTTGAGTTCGAAGGCCTTGAGCGGACGCTTGTATGGTTCATGCGTTGCTGCAGGGTATTCGGGTTTCACCTTCCATTGATCGACTAAAAATGAAAATAGATCGCGGCAAGTGTCGTAAACTTGACGTGAGCATCCCATTGCGGCTTGAGCAATACCAACAGCTGAGGCTGCGGTAGCTTCGGAAGTCCGAGGTCTTTCTGGATAGAGTAGGTGGGCGAGTAGTTCGGCGGGGTCTCTGTGAGCGATACCGTTTGTGTTCCTATAACTAAGAACTTCGACATCATTCAAATCACCAATTGAGGTTTTCTCAGGTGAGAGATCGGCGTTGAAGCGTTGTTTGGCTTCTGAACTTACGCGGGCGAGAAATGGTTTGTGATCCATGATTTCAGGGAAAGCGGTGACTGAGTCGTCGCCTTGAAATACGGCTTGAAAGTGTTTGCCAAGGATGTTAATCCCAGCGGCGGAAAGCGAGGTAAGCAACATTACGCAGTTGACAAATGAGTCGAGTAACTGTGTCTGTTGAAATCCTGAGGCTATGCCATTGAACTTCCATTCGTACATGTTTCCTGATTCGGCCTTGATGGGGGTGTGCTTAATTGCGTGGCACATCCAGTCCCAAAGGTTCTGAATCTTCCATTCTTCGGTAGTTGATCGCGAGTAGTCGTGAGTGTCTGAGACAGAGGGTTCGTATCCCTTGTCAAAATCAAACCATGATCTCCAAATGTTATGGACATCATCGATGACTTCGTGAAGAGCTTTGTGATCAAAGCCACTCCAGTCTGCAGATAACACTGTATTGAAAGGCTGTTGCCTTAGACGTCCGATTAACTTGTACCATCCTCCTCTGATTGTTTCGAATCCCCAGAGCATAGGCTGTTTAGCCAATTTCTCGTTTAGGTATTCTTTCTGTAGGTTCCAGATGAACATGTTTTCGACCATTAATAAGAGTTTTGGAACTCCAAAAACGGCGCGGATCTTGTCGGGCTTGTCTTCCGATACTAGGTGCGATCTTGAGTGCAAGGTGTTGTACTCATATGGAACGGGGTTTCCATTCTCATCCCAAAAGGGTTTCATGCCAAACTTGATGGCGTGAACGTGAATACGGTTTTCATGAAAGATTTCGTCATATAAATTGTGAAATGTCATTCTGGCATCGTCGGTTTCACCTTCTCGTTGTTTCTGGGCGACGTAGTCGTTCCAGTACTTGGATTCGAGGTAGGGGGCTTCAGCTGATGTGCTTATTGTCCAGGGGTAGTACCTTAGGTCAGGAAAGGACACGGGTTGGAGGCGTCTAGATGGACGGAAAAGTTTTTCGGTCACTAGTAATGCCTTTCGGTAATGGTGGTCTCTTTTGACGGGGTGTCTGGGCT